GAATTACTAATTGGGATATATTTGATAATATAGAAGAAGAAGACCAATCAAAAGTAGATCAAATTACCCGCATTATCCAGTATTTAAAAACTTTACCTGTAAGAACAGTATCAATAGATAAAGTTGAAGCAGATGATATCATAGCATATTTAAGTCAAACTCTTCCTACAAAGCAAGATGATAGAGCTTTTATAGTTTCTAGTGACAAAGATTACTTACAATTAGTTGATGAAAATGTTGTAGTTTATAGACCTATAGAAAAGGAATTTTATGTAAGTCAAACAGTAAAAGATAAATTTAAAGTAACTCCACATAATTTTTTATTATATAAATTATTAATGGGAGATAACTCTGATGGTATTCCTGGTATTAAGGGGCTAGGGCTTAAAAAATTATATAAATTATTCCCTGAATTAACTAAAAAAGATATGTCTTTTGATGATTTATTAGATTTATGTGAAAATAAACTTAAAGAACATGTTATATATGCGCGTGTTTTACATGATATAGAATTACTAGAAAATAAATATAAAGTAATGGACTTATCAAACCCTATGATGGATGATGAGGATAAAATGTTTATAGATAAATTTGTAGAAAAATCTCCTATAAATTATTTACCTTCACAGTTTATTGAAATGTATGACCAAGATAAATTAGGAGGTTTAATAAGAAATGTAGATATCTGGATTAAAGAAGTTTTTGAAAATTTGTTGGAAAACCAATAAATTATTGTTATGTTTAAATAAAAGTTATAAAAAATGACGTTAAAATCAATTGACGAATATGGTCCTATCTTTCAAATGAAAGTTATTTCCTCCCTATTAACTCATAAAGAGTTTTTACAAAATATAAATGATGTTTTAGATGATGAATATTTTTCTAACCCTGCTCATAAATGGGTTATAAATGAAATTCTTAACTATTACGATAAATATCATACTACTATTTCAATGGATGTATTGAAAGTAGAAATGAAAAAAGTAGAAAATGATGTCCTTAAAGTTTCAATTAAAGAACAACTTCGGGAAGCTTATAGAGCAGATATTGAAGATTTAACTTATGTACAAGAAGAATTTTCTTCATTTTGTAAAAATCAACAACTAAAAAAAGCATTATTAAATAGTGTAGATTTACTTAAAGCAGGAGACTATGATTCTATAAAATATATGATTGAATCAGCAATGAAAGCTGGACAAGATAAAAATATTGGCCATGAATATAGTAAAGATATAGAGTCTAGATATAGAGAAGACCATAGAACTATAGTACCTTCTCCTTGGGGTCCTATTAATGAATTAATACAAGGAGGACTAGGTAATGGAGATTTAGGATTAATTTTTGGTAATCCTGGTGGAGGTAAATCTTGGACACTTGTTGCATTAGGTGGACATGCTGTAAAATTAGGTTATAATGTTATCCATTATACTTTAGAATTAAGTGAATCATATACTGGAAGGCGATATGACGCTTTTTTTACTAATGTTCCTGTAGATAGATTAGAAACCCATAAAGATAAAGTGACTGATACCATACCCGATATCCCAGGAGAATTAATAATAAAAGAATATCCTATGGGGAAAACCACTATTTCTACTATTGAATCTCATATAAATAAAGTTAAAACTTTAGGCATAGAACCTGATTTAATTATTATTGACTATATTGATCTTCTTTCAACAAAAAAGAAAACAGCTGATCGTAAAGGGGAGATAGATGATATTTATACAAGTACTAAAGGATTAGCTCGAGAATTAAACCTACCCATCTGGTCAGTCTCCCAAGTAAATCGTGCAGGTGCAAAAGATAATGTTATTGAAGGAGATAAAGCTGCTGGTAGCTATGATAAAATGATGATAACAGATTTATCAATCTCATTATCTAGAAAGAAAGAAGATAAAGTAAACGGTACAGGAAGATTTCACATTATGAAAAATAGATATGGGATGGATGGTTTGACCTTTCAAGTAAATGTAGACACTACCATAGGTAAAATTGAAATTGGAGAAGTATATGATGATGAAGCTGACACTGTTCCTCCACAAAAACCTTCTAGTTATAATAACTTTGATGAATTAGATCATCAAATGCTAAAAAATAAATTTTTCGAATTAAACACTTAACATTTTAACAAACTATGACAAATCTTGACATTCCCCAAAAAATCTTTTCAGACATTGTTGTATACAACAAATACTCTAAATTTTTACCTGAAAAGCAGAGAAGAGAAACTTGGGAAGAGTTAGTAACTAGAAATAAAACTATGCATAAGAAAAAATTTCCTATGTTAGAAAACGAGATTGAAAACCTTTATAAACTAGTATATGATAAAAAGGTTCTCCCATCTATGAGAAGTCTCCAATTTGCTGGAAAACCTATTGGGATAAATAATTCAAGAATATTTAATTGTTCTTATTTACCTATTGAAGATTGGAGATCATTTAGTGAAACTATGTTTTTATTACTTTCAGGATGTGGAGTTGGATACTCAGTCCAAAAACATCATATTGAAAAACTACCAGAAATTAAAAGGCCTACAAAAACTAGAAGATTTTTAGTTGGGGATTCAATAGAAGGATGGGCAGATGCTGTAAAAGTATTAATGAAAAGTTATTTTGGTATTTCAAATTCAAGACCTAAATTTGATTTTAGAGATATTAGACCAAAAGGAGCAGAACTAATTACTGTAGGAGGTAAAGCCCCAGGACCAGAACCTTTAAAAGAGTGTTTATTTCAAATTCAAAAAGTATTAGATAGAAAAAAAGATGGAGAACAACTAAAACCAATTGAAGTACATGATATTATTTGTCATATTGCAGATGCTGTATTATCAGGTGGTATTAGAAGAGCAGCATTAATATCATTATTTGATTTACATGATGAAGAAATGTTAACATGTAAATATGGAAATTGGTGGGAAAATAATCCTCAAAGAGGTAGAGCAAATAATTCTGCTGTTACTATTCGTTCAAAAGTTAGAAAAAAAGATTTTTTTAATCTTTGGGAAAAAATAGTAGCTAGTAACTCAGGTGAACCTGGAATTTATTTTTCAAACGATAAGGATTGGGGAACTAACCCATGTTGTGAAATTGCTTTAAGACCTTATCAATTTTGTAATCTTACAGAAGTAAATGTGTCAAATGTTGAATCACAAGAAGATTTAAATACTAGAGTAAAAGCTGCGGCCTTTTTAGGTACTCTACAAGCTAGTTATACTGATTTTCATTATTTAAGAGATATATGGCAAAGAACAACAGAAAGAGATGCTTTATTAGGTGTTGGAATGACTGGAATTGGGTCTGGAACAGTTTTAAAATATAATTTAAAAGAAGCTGCTGAAGAAGCTAAAAAAACAAATGAAGAAATTGCAAATATCATTGGAATTAATAAAGCAGCTAGAGTCACAACAGTAAAACCTTCAGGTACTAGTTCATTGGTATTAGGTACTTCATCTGGTATTCATGCTTGGCATAACGATTATTATATTAGAAGAATGAGGGTAGGTAAAAATGAAGCTTTGTACCAATATTTAGCTAAACACCACCCAGAATTAGTAGAGGATGATTTCTTTAAACCAACTATACAAGCAGTAATTTCTATTCCCCAAAAATCACCTAAAGGTTCAATTTTAAGAACAGAATCAGCAATTGATTTACTTGAAAGAACTAAAAAATTTAATATGGAATGGGTAAAAGAAGGACATAGAAAAGGTGACAATACAAACAATGTGTCTGCTACTATATCAGTTAAACAAGAAGAATGGGAAAAAGTAGGACAATGGATGTGGGAAAATAGAAAAACATTTAATGGTTTATCTGTTTTACCTTATGATAATGGAAGTTATACACAAGCCCCTTTTGAAGATATTACTGAAGAAAAATATGATAAAATGAAAGGTCATTTAAATAATATTGATCTAACTTTAATTAAAGAAACCACAGATGAAACAGATTTAAATGGCCAAGTTGCTTGTGCTGGTGGTGCTTGTGAAGTAATGTAGTTATGAGGTATGATGATTGGATAACACGGTTATATTATAATTTAGGGATTTCACATCTTCCTAGTAAATAAGCAATTTAATTAAAAAATAATTTTTAAAGGTATGCATTTGCATACCTTTTTTATATTTATAATCAAATAAGTTTCACCTAAAAGTTTTTAAAGTATGAAAATTTATAATTATATAAAAAATAAAATTATGGCTTTTAAAGATATGTTTAAAGACAAAAATGATGTAAATGAAAAAAATGTAATTGGATTTTTATCATTTGCAGTAATGGTATTATTTGCTGTTGCTGATTTAATAACAGGATATTTAGGTAAAGATTTAGTAGTTCAAGAGTTTATTTATAACTCATTTCTAGTAATCACCCTAGGTTGTTTTGGTATTGCTGGGGTTGAAAAAATATTTTCCCAAAAAAATAAAGAAGAATCATGAAAAAGTTTTTTTTATTATTACTGTGTTTAACTACTTTTTTTAGTTTTTCACAGGGTAATTGTAATTTTGATAGTACAAATGCTTATCAACAATGTATTAATGGCCAAAGTGGTCCTGGAACCCAAGCAATCATTATATTCGAGTGGTTTAATGCCCCTGGAAGTTGTGAAGTAACTTCTGTTTCATATTCAACAGCAATAGGCCAAGGCCCATTTACATACCCAGTTGCACAACCTCCTAATGTACCTAGTGGTAACT